GCAGTCGTGCTTATCGTATGATTGTGGAGAACAAGCAGGAAAAGCATCGTAAGGAAGCTGAACACAAGAGTGAACTAGCCAATCAAGCATGGGACGATGTTGAGTATGTTGATTTGGAAGTCGATGACGATTTCATTCAAAAATGCCTAGCAATCAAAGCAGGTGAAGACTACTCCACAGATGTAAGCATTCCATTAGACTTGCCAGATGATTTATTGATGTTTGCCTTCAAAGCCGCACATGCTGAGAACATGACTTTCAACGATTGGATGAATAAGATGCTCAAAGACTTTATTGACAAAGTAGATAAAGGCCAGTATAATAAAGAAGATGCGCAAGATTGGCTTGCTCAGAATCATTTACCAAAATTTCCTATAGAGGAAGAAGATGAGAATCAAATTAGTTAGCGATCTCCATTTGGAGTTCAGTGACATCAACATTCAGAACAACAACAACTATGACGTTTTGATCCTCGGTGGCGACATTATGATCGCCCAGGATCTCCACGATCATCCAGAGGTGAGCAATACGGCCGATCAACGGGCTATTGCCTCCGGCACTGGCTTGGGTCGTAGGCAAGAACGTGCTCAAAGGTTCCGTGACTTTTTGAAGCGTTGTAGTTTTCAGTTTCCCCATGTAATCTATATCATGGGCAATCACGAATTCTACAATGGCAAGTTCTATGCTGGCATCGATTATATGCGTGACGAAGTTGCCAAGTTCCCTAACATCTATATGTTGGAACAGGATACCAAGATTATCGACGATGTAGTGTTTGTGGGTGGAACACTTTGGACTGACATGAACAAGCGTGATCCGCTGACCATGCATGCCATTGAAGGTATGATGAACGACTTTCGTATTATCCGTAACGACTATAGAAGCTATGCTCCTATGAGTGCGTTGGATGTTGCAGTTCGACATGACAAGACTTTACAATACATTAAACTTATCCTTGACCAAAATAAAGATAAGAAGTGTGTAGTAGTTGGACATCACAGTCCAAGTTTCCAAAGTGTTCACGAAATCTATAAAGATCAAACACTAATGAACGGTGGCTACAGTAGTGACTTGAGTGAGTTTATTTTGGATCACCCTCAGATTGTTCTGTGGACACATGGACATACACATCATCCTTTCGATTACAAGATTGGTGAAACACGTATCGTATGTAACCCACGCGGTTACGAAAGCGATGGCTACAGTGAAGACAGTGGCTGGAACCCTAACATTTTATTGGAGATTTAAAAATGAGTGAAAATTTAACACCCCCTAGCGTCCCGGACATGCTACGCATGACTGGAGAAAATACTTTTGAATTCATGAAACAAGTTGCAGATCATATTGAAAAATTAGAAGAAGCAGTTAAAGCTCTACAAGCTCGCGTAGAAGAATTGGAATTACAAAACGAACTAGGAGTCCAAGGTGTCAACGATTCTACGACACGGTGATACTTGCCAAGTTAAAGTATCCAAAAGCTCTAATTCTGTTGAAGCTGTTGTTTCTCAATTTATTTTTGAAGAAAGACTTGACATTATCCTGAATAAGAGTGTAAAATTAACACTTAAATGGAACGGTAGGTTGTATGAAGGCAAGGGTGCCGGAATGGACGTTGAGAGTAACGGACCTACAGTAACTAAAACTCAATCAGGGATAAGAGGATGATAGATTGTTTAATTATGGGTGACAGTATTGCAGTAGGCACTGCCCAAGTGCGACAGGAATGTGTTTCATATTCCAAAGGCGGCATTAACAGTTACCAATGGTTGAACGCTAATGTGGGTAAAAGTCCCTACATTGCCAAAACTGTTATTATCAGTTTGGGATCAAATGATCACAAGTATGTTAAAACTTTATCAGAGTTGCGTAATATTCGAGAGTTAACCAAAGCTGACAGAGTGTATTGGATTTTACCCGCTATTAAACCAGACATTCAAGAAATGGTCAAAAAGGTAGCGGCCGAAAATGGCGATACAGTATTACCGATGACACGACTACAAAAAGATGGTATTCACCCAAGTTGGGCAGGTTATAAAGAATTAGCAGAAAGCACTAAATGAAAATTGGACTAAGTTATAGTCGTTGTGTTCGAGACATTGTTGACGGTAAAGTCGATATCGACGATGTTCTTGTCTTAATTACACGCACAGATTTTGATCCGCACGATGACAAACAATGGTCGGATATTTGGATTGGCTACGGAGGTGGCACTGACAATGTTTACAGTCGCGGACTCTTCAGTCAAAGCAATCCAGAATGGGCAGGCTACCACGACGAGGATCAATTCCGTAGCATCAGTATTGAACTTTGGGAAACTGGTAAGTTACATCAGCCCCGCAAGTTTGGCGCACATCCTGCCCGTCGCTCAGAAATTTGGCTAGAAGCAGTATTGCCAAATAGTGAACTGGATAATAATCCAGCCGCTAAAGCCGCTTGGGATAAGTTTCAAACTATCGCAAGTCTTACTAACGTAGAACTAGATGACAAATACAAATGAAATATGCTCTGTTGTTGTCGGCTTTAATTTTAGCTGGCTGTAACGAATCCGAAGCTGGATTCCGTATGCTCTCTTATCAAGAGCTAGTTGACTATCCTACGCAGTGCGCCAAATCTGATGTTCAGTTGGCGCAACTTAGGCGCATACAATATCTTAAAAACTTTAGTGCAGATCCTGATAATTTAAATGACGAAGATCGGGCTTATAATGGTCGCCTTAAAGCAACCATTTGGTGGTATATTTACAAGTGCGGTGCAGTATGAAATATCTAATTGTTCTAACTATTTTTATCAGTCAGTTAGTGCTAGCCGACGAATGTAAAGTCACTACTGTTACTACAGAGCATAACGGACGAGTGGATACAGAAACGGCTACTGTATGTAAGGAAGGTGAAGGTCACGATCATAAAATCAAAGTTGGTGATATTATTTTGGAAAGTGAAGTTGGCACTAACAAAAGAGTTAGCCAATATTTTACTTACAAGAATAGTCGTTGCCGAATCTTTACTGAAAACACAGTTCGCAACAAAGAACTTAGGATCAATAATGGAGTCATTTGCCAATTAGATCATAGCGACACTAGTTGGGTAGTTGTTGACAAATGGTGATATCGAGTATTGACGGTTGAACTTAAATCAGTTACAATACATATACATTAACACACAGAGAGGCTTTTATGAAGGCATTTATTTTAGGCACAGTCTTTGGATTGATATTGGCTACTGTTGGATTTTCCGGCATCGCACGTATGCTTGATAAAGGCGTAGACACAGTTAAAACACAGAGTCAGGAGATGGCAAAATGAAAGTGGTAGCAATGCTTATTTTGATTTCAGCCCTTGCCGCTTGCTCAACTGTAGCAGGCGTAGGTAAGGATATTCAATCGTCCGCAGAATGGACAAAAGAAAAGATGGGTGGAAAATAATGAAAAAGATTTTATTGCTAGTTCCAATCGTTGCTGTTCTGGCGGCTTGTGGAACAACTGATCCGTATGCTAAACGTTCTGAACAGGAACGTGAACGTCAAGAAAAGTATGTCGAACGTGCTATTGATAAAGCCCCTAAATGGATGTTTGAATTGCCTACTAGCAGTAGTGCAGTTTATGAATCTGGCTCGGGTGTAAGTTCCGATTTTAGTTTTGCTGATCATAAAGCCAAAGCAGATGCCTATGGCAAGATTTGTATGGCGGCTGGCGGAACAGCAGATCAACGCACAAAAATTTATCGCACAGATTCAGATGCCGCTAGCACTGAACTGAGTGAAATGGCTATGCGCACTAGTTGTAAGAATGTAGACCTTACTGGTGTAGAGGTTAAGGAAATTAAACGTGTAGCAGAAGGAACCCGCTTCCGTGTTTACGTGTTAGTAGCATTGCCAACTGGTGATGCTAATATTTTGCGCAAGGCAAAGGAAGCTCAGAAGCAACGTGAATTTGCGGCGGCACGTCGTGACGAAGCATTTAAAGAAATGGATAAAAACTAATGATTAGAGAATTTATAAACATTGTAGAAACAATGGAAGGTATTACCGACGATTGGTTCAAGACAGGTTCGTTTGAAACTTACAAACATCCTACTCCCATCCATTATAAGACTGCTATAGATTCTGGCACTGTAGATACGCTTGAAGGACCAGTTGACTATCAAGCAGGACACCAGATCATCACAGGCCCCAAAGGTGAACAGTATCCAGTGGATCCCAAAAAGTTTGCCGAATATTATGACGACAATAAGGATGGCACAGCTACTCCTAAAAAGATTTTCAAACACGCTAAACTAGCAGATCACGACGGTGTAGTAAAAGCATCATGGGGCAATTTGAATTACAAAGCTGGTGAAGACTACATAGTGCGCCATGGTGCTAACGACTACGGTGTAGTTAAAAAAGATATCTTTGCTCAAACCTACGACACATCTAATGTTCACAACAGCTGAATCTAATATTAGAACTATCCGCCCTGGAGATCCAAAGTTCTTACTCAAAGATACATTTACAGTGTGTCAACGAGCAAGTATAGAAATCTCTAAGGATTGTCCTTCAAACTATAAAAAAATTATAGCACAAGCATATGAAAATGGTTGGCTTAACCCTGTGGCGCATGTTTACGGAAAAGAATTAACAATGGATGCTATGCGATGAAGTTCTTTAAACCCTTGCGTGACGACTTAATGGTCCAGCAACAGATATCAAATAGTTGGGAACACATGGTAGGTGTTATCATGCTTAATCAAACTGGTCGTAAACCGGTTAAGCTGACCTTGCCAGAATTCCTATATTGGTTCCCTACACCCCACGCATTATTACAAGCCGATCCAGATTTTGTCAAAACCATACTGGCGCCCCTGGGCATGATGAATGTGCGCTATGAACGATTAATGCGTATGAGTAAGGACTATTTAACCTGGGACGGCGAAGATGCTACAATGTTATATGGTATTGGAAAGTATGGTAGCGACAGCTATGAGATATTTTTCAAACAGAATTATTCTGTAGAGCCCACAGACAAAGAATTAAAACGATATTTACAAGAGGAAATTTAATGCCAAATTTAGTGCCAATGGTAATTGAGCAAGAAGCTCGTGGAGAACGTGCATACGACATTTATAGTCGTTTGCTAAAAGACCGTATTGTTATGTTGGACACAGATGTCAACGAACATTCGGCCAGTTTAATTGTAGCTCAGTTATTATTTTTAGAAAGTCAAGGCAATGAAGATATTAGTTTTTTCATTAATAGTCCTGGCGGTGTTGTTACCGCTGGCATGGCAATTTACGACACTATGCAGTTCATCAAACCAGATGTCCAAACCATCGTTATGGGACAGGCTTGCTCAATGGGTAGTTTACTCGCCACTGCTGGCGCTCCTGGCAAACGCAAGATTCTACCAAACGCTCGCCACATGATTCATCAGCCGTCAGGCGGTGCAGGTGGACAGGCCACAGACATGGAAATCCAAGTAAAAGAGATCCTAAAAATGAAGCAAGTTCTTACCCAAATCTACGTTAATCACAATAGCAAGGGTAAAACTTTTGATGAGTTTTATACAGCTATGGAACGGGATAACTTCATGAGTGCTCAAGAAGCTGTAGATTTTGGACTGGTTGACGAAATTATCACAAAACGCTCATAATATGCGTAGTTAATTGGAACCCATAGTATACTATAAATAGCTATGTCTAGGAGTATACTATGGCCCAACTACCATTTAACTGGTCTGAACTTGATAGAAGTACCCTGTATTCTATGTTCTACTCGCTAAAAAGCGAAATAGTAGGCAAAGAACTATCTCCTAGTCAGATACAAAAACGTATTAGTAAACACGTTAAAGCTCATTTACCATTAAAACTTAAAAAATGTATTCATGCTCCTACTACTAAGGGATTCATATTCATGGGTGGAGTTTACTATAGTAATTTGGATCGAAAAGGCGCACCCGCTATAGAAGTTAATTTTAACTATAATCCCACGGATATTAAGCTAAAACTCACAGACTATCGATTTAAACGAATGGCTGTAAGATTTGCAGATGTAGTATGCCACGAAATAGTGCATATGAGACAGTTTCGAGCTAGAAATTTTAAATCTATTCCAGGCTATCAAAGCACAGCAGAATTAACCAAAGATCGTAAAAAACAAGAGTATTACGGTGATAGGGACGAAATGGGTGCCCATGCGTTCAATATCGCTTGTGAATTAATTGATCGTTTTGGCTACTATCCTAATACTATTGGCAAATATTTGGATTCAAACGAATGCCGCCGCCATAAAAATTCTACGTGGGGCGATTATTTAAAAACATTTAATTGGAACCACGATCACCAAATCATACGCAGAATGAAGAATTTGGTTATGCGTAATTTGGAAAATGCCTACTACGGCAAGCCATTTAAGACTACAAACCACTTGACATACTGATAATTAAACTGTATAATATACACTTATACAGTTAATCATTGGAGTCAACATGAGCATTTGCGCTAGCCATATTTGGGCATTGGAAAGTCATCCAAGCCGTTTGAACAAAGAACAAATCATCCTGGCTATTGCTGAGGAAAGCAACACGGAATTTTTTGAAGGATGCCGCCTTGCTCTTGATCCAATGATAACTTTTGGACTCAAACAAATACCGGAGAAAACAAATGAAGATGGTGCTGGGCTATCTTGGGATAGTTTTACTCTCGCTCTTACTGGCTTTGTCACTCGTAATGTTACCGGAAACACCGCACGGGATGTTATTAGTTCGATGATGAAGTCTGCTACTAAGGCAGAGTGGAATGGGTGGTATCGTCGTATCCTAATTAAAGACTTACGCTGT